CTGTATCTTATCTTAAAAGATTAGCTATACCTACCCCAAAAGACTGGGATAAAGAATGGGATTGGATAGAACCTATCCAGGAAGATGACCTACCATAATGTCTAACGAAAAATATAGTAACGGCTTTACCCAGAAAGAATTAAATATAATGATATTAGAAAAGTTAGACAAGATAGAAAATCAATTAGATAGTAAATTAGATAAATCAGAGTTTCATAAGATACTAGGATTAGTAGGAACAGTAGCTGTAGTTATAGCAGCGTTTATAATGTAGTCATGTGTATGGTAAAAGAAAAAGAAGATGGTTCATTTGTACAAATTTGTGATTGTAAGCACGGCAGTGATAACTGCACTAGTAACTAGCTTTAGTAATATACTATCATTATACTTAGTTAAACGAGAAACTAGGAGATATAATGGCAATACCTGAGCGTGTTAAAAACACAATGAAAAAAGAAGGTCTTAAAGGTGTTAATAAACCTAAACTTACACCTAGCCACAAAACTAAATCACATGTTGTTATGGCTAAAGAAGGTGACACATACAAGTTAATTAGATTTGGACAACAAGGTGTTAAAGGTGCTGGTAAAAATCCTAAAAGTGCAAAAGATAAAGCACGTAAAAAGTCTTATTATGCTAGACATAATGCACAAGGTAAACCTAAATCTAAATTATCTGCTAAGTATTGGTCACATAAGGTTAAATGGTAATGACTAAAACAGTAAGTTGGAAGTGGGGTGACAAAACCTATAAAGGTACAGTCACTCGTGAAACTAAAAATTTTATTTATGCTAAAACACATAACAATAAAATTAAAAAGATTCGTAAGAAAAAATAATGGCGTTACCTGGAGCATATGTTAACAGAAGTAATACACCTGGTCAGTATTGTGCTAATTGCAAATATTATTCTAATAACTATTGCATTGCATTCAAAGAACAAGTAGCACCTTATGGTTGGTGCAAAGCCTGGAAAGGGGTAGAAGATGAAATACGAAGTACTTAGAGTTAGTAGCCAAAAAGACTCTACATCAGGACTATTGTTTGAAGTAGACAATGGTAAACGTACATTTCTTTGCTACACATTAGAAGATGAACAACGTGATGTAAAGGTCTGGGGTGAAACTAGAATACCTGCTGGTACATACCAACTAGAGTTACGTACAGAAGGTGGATTTCATAACAGGTATAAAAGTAAATATGGTGACTGGCATAAAGGTATGATATGGGTTAAAAATGTACCAGGATTTGAATATATTTTATGGCACACAGGTAATACTGACGAAAATACTGCAGGTTGTCTTTTGTTGGGTAACTCGCAAGAAAACAATATTGTCAAAAAAGATGGGTTTGTAGGAGCAAGTCGTGATGCATACAAGTTTGTATATCCTCGTGTTGTTGCAGCTATTCAATCAGGCATACGTGTTAATGTAGAATATATAGATTATGATGGTGATGTTAAAGAACTATCTAATAAAGCAACTGATGATGTCATACTTACAAGTACAGTAATGGATAAATTAAAAGAGATAAGTGGTGAAGTTCAAATGTTATCTGCTAAAATAGACGGCAGAAAGATAATATAATGTCAGACCCAATACAAGATTATATAGACGAAATAGAAGGCACAGGTGGTATGTCTAGTGGTAAATCAGGTTCTGCTACACAAGGTCCTACTCCTGATTTTCTTGATTATGGTACAACACAACAATCATATAAAGAAGCTACATATGTAGAACAAGAAATGCTTAAATCTATTGATGATAATTTATTAAAAGCAAATAAAGCATTAACTGAACTTAAAAGTAGAGTAGCTCCTCCTCAACCACGTACAGCAAAAGGTGTTGCTAAAGCAGTAGATTATGAAAAAGGTTTAAGAGATACAGTTTCTTTTTTAGAAACAGAAAAAGCACAAATAACTGCAGCTTTAGAACTTAAAAAAGAACGACTAGGTACACCTATGGAAGTAATTGCAGAACAAGCTAATGTTACAGCTAAAACACCACAAGGCCCACCAGTAATTAAGCAAGGTGTAGGAAGTAAACCACCTTATTATCAGGTTAAAGGACCATTTTTAGTACAAGAAGGAATAAAATCAGATGTACCTACACAACAAGCAGATGTTAAATTGCCTAGTGGAAAGAGTGCTACTATTAAAGTAGACCCTAATGTCAAAGGTAGTGCTACAGTTATTGGTACTGAACCTGCACAATCCCCACAATCTGCTGCTAAAGAAGTAAAGAAAACACAAATTTCAGAAATTACAATGACTACAGAACCTAAAGTAACACCTGGTGGTATAGAATATAGGTCACCTAAATCTGTTAATCTTCCTGATATGCGTATTGGTCAAGACCCTAGTGGTAAACCTATTAAAGGTAAAATACCTGCAAGTCAATATTTATTAGAACGTGGACTTAAAACTGATAAAGAAATAATAGAAGGTTATAGAAAACAAAGTGCTGATTATGGTATGCAACTTGCAGAAGAACAAGTAAATCAATATAAAACTGAGTTTGATTTTGAAACAGGTGAAACTAAAAAAGCTACATTAGAAAGTACACTTGGTACTAAACCAAAATATACTGATGAACTAACTGATTCACAAAAAAAAGCATTATATAAATCAAATATACCTTATGCAAAACCTACTACTGGTTTAGGTCAAGATTTAGGCAGACCATTTCCAGTTAAACCACCATCAACTAAAGGTGGACAAGCTGCAGGATTTGGTGATGTAGGTAAACTACCTGATGTTAAACCATCAATATTTACAGCTGGTCCTTTATTAAAAGGATTACATAGAACTTTCAAAGGTAAAGCCTTCGGATTTGGATTGCTTCCAAAAGGCTCTATAGAAGATATACTAGGTAAAGTACCTGGTTCTCAATGGAGTAAAAGACCAGAGGCCTAATGTTTGAAAAAAATAAAAGACAAAGAAACCAAGATGGTACATTCAAAAAGGATGTAGCGTGGACACCTTGGAGCGAAGCTTGGAGTTATAAAATGAATGAAGACTTAAAATCAATGTTAAACAAAACATTATGGACATTTGTTGAAGCTTTTATTGGTGCATTAACAGTTGCTCCACTTGTAGGTGTAGACGCTAGTGCAGTGCAATTAGCAGCTATGTCTGGTGCAGGTGCAGCGTTAGTGGTTGTTAAAGAATTTGCTAAAAAACAAATATCAGTACCAGCTAAAGTGAGTAAATAATGGACAATACACCAAAAATTGTAGGTGCTGGCCATAGTCCTGGAAAATATGCACAAATATTAATGAAAAAACAAATGGGCAGAATGATAGGACAAAGAGCAAGTAAATTAGAAATGGCTCAACGCAAATTGTATAAACAATTTATTAGTAAAAAAATAACAAATGATATGTATGGAAAAGTACAAATTGCTAATCCTAAAACTTGGGAAGATAGAAACCGTGCTAATCAAGGTACAAAGTTAAATAAATAATGCATAGCGATAAAAAAACTGCACCTAGTCCTAAAGAAATAGAAGTAAAAATTTCTTCTGCATATACTACACAAGGTATGCCTAAAAGAGAATCTGACGCTAGGTCAAAACAACATATGGCATTATCTAGTATGTTTGAACGTAAAGCTAATGAGTATTTTATGAAAATGAAAGATGCTCAACATAGAGGTGCTTATAAATATGCTGACAAAATGTACAGTAAAATGAGGCGTTCACAAGACGAACAATACAGACTTGGATTTATAGGTTTACAGTTACGTAATAATAAATCTAAATAGTTTTACTTTCACGCTGTAAATAACCCATTAGTAGTTCTCTATATGCAATGCTTGTACCTACACGTTGCCTACCATCGTATATGTCATGATGATGTTTACATAATATAGCAACATTATCAAAATCAAACTTGCGTTTTTTACTACCACCCATACCTATACCTTTTATGTGTGCTAGCTCTAACCATTTGTTATCTGTACAATATGCCCACTCACAGACGTTTCCTGCCCTTTTAAGAGCTTGTTCACGCATTTCTGATAGATTGTCCATCATTCCTCCTCTGGATTGTACATAGTGTATTTAAGTGTTAGTTCAGTTAATGGTTCTATATCTTCATTAACCCATAAATAGTTGTATCCATCAAACCTTACTAATTGACAGTTAGGTATATTACTATGATTAATAAAGCCACCTAAAGGTGTACGTATAATCTGTGCATTACAATCGCAGTAGATATGTACAATGCCTAAATTAGTACCTTTCTTTATTTTTTTCTTAGCAAATATACCTAGACCGTCAATTTTACTAGGCATGATAGTTAGACTATCTGGCAATGGCCTATATTTAGCCATAAATTGTAAAGTATCTTCCTGTTGGGAAATCCCATGCACTTAATATATCTACCCATCTAACTTTAGTACCAGCAGTATCCCACTGACCTTCGTATATAGCGTTAGATACATACATAAATAACTGAGAACTACATTTACCATCGACTTTACCTACTGTTTGTGGTAGGTCTAATAAAGTTTGCATATAACGTAACGTATTTTCTGTTACAGCTCCTCTATCTGATTGCCTTGCATCCATCATATCTAATGGTGCAGCTTCATTAGTACCTGTAGTTATACGTTTAGGTGCAAATTCAACAATACTGTCTAAATTATGTGTAGCTTTTAACTGTATATTTAGTGTTTCTTGGTCAATTGTATATGAAATCCATACTTCATTACCATTTTTTGTTAGTCCTAAAAACCTACGACCACCAAATGTATCTTTAGTTTTGGCCTTATCACGTAATTGTTGAACGCTTTCTCTAAATTTTTTACGACTTTCATAATTATGGTCGTACTCTAATTTTGTTTTGTAGCTGTAATCTGTAAAATTATTCATTACTCCTCCTCCATTTCTGATATCCAATCTTTTACATACATATTTTCTACAACGCTAACAGCGTCATCCCAATCTTCTGCATCAAACCTTACAAGTATTTTATAAGTTTTAGCCATTATTCCTCCTCCATATATTTAAATATTTCATTAACATTAAATTCTTTACAACCTAATATTTTTTGTAATTTTTTTGTATGTACTTTCACAGTACGATGTTGTTTAGCCATTATTCCTCCTCTAACTGACTTAAATGCCAGTTGTAATCTTTTACAAATTTATCCATAAGAAAACGAAGTTTAATCATGTTTGGTGCAACATTAAATGTATCACTGCCACATGCATGGTCAAACTGTTTTGCCCATACCTTCATAAACTTAGGGTTAGTAAATATATTTATTTTTGTTATATCAATTTTCTCGCTCATCAAAGTCCTTAAAATAATTATCATGACAATTCTCACATTTTTTGTTCCAAGGTACATCTGTAACAAATGCAGAATTGCAATCTTCACATAAGTAATTAAATAAATCTACCATTTTACTGTTTTGTAGATTTTTGTTTTGATAATAACTGTATATATAATCGTTCATTATTAGCTCCTTTCCAACAATGCCTACTGCTATTCCAATGATGCCATCCATCATTGTATACCAACCACGCAGCGACACTTGTAGCGGTGCGTGTGTTGGTCCTAGGATTAATTATATCAAGCTTTGGAGTTAACCAAGCCCATGTTTTATCGTTAAATTGCCATAGTCCAACATCCCTAGTTCCATTTGTATTATTACCTATTGCGTTAGATTTACCAGAACTTTCGCAAAATATAATACTTAATGCTTTAGGAATATCTTCTTCTTTAAAATACTCTGAAACCAAGGGTGCGTAATCTGTAACATATTCTATTTTGGATGCACTTTCTACGCACTCTCGGTATTCAGGTAATGAATCGACTGTAACCAACATGGGAATTACACAGCCGATTATTACTTCTATCATTAGCTAATGTTAGACTTTCTAACCTAAAAGGTTTCTATTTTCCACTCTTCAGGTATATCAGAGTTGTCTAACCACCATGACTTACGCCATTTACCACTATGACCACCACATATTGCAGGGTCATTAGTACTGCAAACAAAGTCAGGTGACTTATTGCTTTTCTTGGATTTACGATTATCGTATACCATGGCCTTGCAAAATGGACATGCTAGGTCATCACGATAATTTTTTGCTTCTTCCATTTTATTTACTATATCTCCTACAACACCAGATAACTCTGGGTTGCTATTGTCTGGTGTGATGTCCTTAACTACATCTGCTTCCACAAGTGTTTCAACCTTTTCGTCTAAAGACATTTGGTCTAATGCACTAGGAATTTTAGCTTCTGTAGCACCAGCAAGTTTTTCTAACATTTCGAAATACTTATCTAGTTGGTCATCACTCCAATACGTTTTGTCATTAGGAAACTTCTTGACACGTGCATAGTCATTAGCTCTGCCAATAACTGTTTTACGTACATCAAGGTCCTTGATATGTTCAGTAATACCTGCAACTGTTGTTGCTATAAACTGAATATCCTGACTCATGATAAAAGACTTGGATTATATCTACCCATAAACAACTGACCTGTAGGTAACATTATTCTTCTAAATTCAAATCCTTTAGAATTATATTTTTTGTTATACCTTTTGTATCTTGTATGTAATTTAGTAGCTTTTCTACCTTCAACCATATCAAGTACAACCCATTTGTTTGGATTGTCTGTTAATTGCTGGGCATAATTATCTTTCTCAAAGATAGGTTCTTTCTTACCAGTTCTTTGAAATGTTGATTCAGGTACTTCTGTTAATACCTGTCCTATTTTATATTCCATTTATAACTCGCTTTCCAAAAACAACAAATTGTTTGCCATCTCTGTAGGTTCTAAATGCATATTCGCCATCATACTTTTTGTTCCAAGAATTTACTCTTGCATAGTATTTAGTTATAGCTGCACTTAATGCTGGTTTATCTAAACCTTCAATGCTAACTACATCCATAGCAACCCATTTGTTAGGTGACATATCAAGTGTATCTTTATAGTCATCTTTGAATATGTCATATCTTTTACTGCTATCTTCTGGCATAATATCGTCAGTTAATACCTGACCTACTTTATATTCCATTATTTTCCTTCCTCGGATGCATTTAAAATGTCATCCATAATTGATTCCATACGTGCTATATCTTCTTTGGTAGGCTTGTTCTCTTTCTTACGCATATCAGCTTTAGTTACCTCAACTTTGGCATCTTTTTCTGCCATTTCTTGTGTATAACCATCAGATGCTACTGCTGTAGCTTCCTCTTCTGACTGCTTAGAACCAGACCATAGCTCTACGCCAAGGCCAAATCGCATGCATGCACGTTTAAATGCATCTGATTCAGCGTCTTTTAGATTAGTTCCGTCATTAAACTTTGCATTAGATAACTTGAATGTATCTACATCGCCAAAGCCGTCATAACTTCCCATGCCATCAATATAGATAGTGCCTTTAGCACCAACTATTCTTTGTTCACCATTATGCGTACCATATACTGGTTCGCATGACCATGAATATGTCACACCACTATCACGTAGTCTTTCTACATAATGTGCGTGTGGTACGTAATCCCCAAACTTACCTGCTGGTGCTTTACGCACTAGTTCAGCTGGAAATGGGGATAACAAATCAACGTTATTAGCCATAACAATTCCTTTCTGTAAAGTACTTTTCTTACGTAAGGTAAAGAAAAGTACGATACAATTATTCTTCTTCTAGTAATGTAGCCCTTAGGCTAGTTACACCACGACTAACTGCTTGTAACTTTATGTTACCTTCAGCGTCTGACAAAATAAAATATGGTTTATCTCCTAAACCAGTATATTCTATTCCTGTAACTTTCCATTTAGGCTTGACATTTATGTCATCCATACTATACATTATACCTATATTTATTATTTCTCGTTTAACTTAACAAGATATTCAGCTGTTACACCATGATTAGGTTTTGCAAACAATAACCATTGACATGGTCTACCCATACTTGCTAACTGTTCTAGGGCATATGTATTGTAGCTTTCAGTACTACCATTAACCCATAAACGTATATCGTTAACATACATTGTTGTAGGTGTATGCCAATGGCCTGCAATAGCATAATCAAAATCAGGCATTAAACCTCTTGACGCTAATGCTTTCCAACCTAATAGCTTTTTACCAAAGCCATACCATGGAAATCCTGAGTGACCTCTGACATTATCACCATGCCATACAAAGAATTTACATCCTTTACCAAGGTCAGCAATATCAAACCAATGATTATCGCCCTCAGAATCTGGAATAACAAATGATATTCGTTTCTCATTTTCATATACCATATCCATTATTTTGCCTAACATCCTGTCTGCATTAGAGTCTGGATGATAGTCTTTTCTAGCACGTCCACCTAGGCTACCGTGATTACCAATAACCCAATGTACTTCTACCTCGTTAAAATTAGCGAGTAATATGTCAAAGAACTGTGTCAATATTCTAGGTCCATCTATTGTTACTTGGTTATATAACGAAGCATCAATAAGATGTGTTTGTCCTGGGAATATTAACTCACCTTCGACTATGTCACCAGCTGCAAGTACAACACATTTGTTAACTGGATGTGCATATCGTTGCACATTTGTCAATTCAATGATTTTATTTGCATATTCAATAACACGTTCTTCTGCTACTTGTGTGTTATAATCTGGCGTTACTTTTGCTAATTGAACATCTGATAATACAGCTACTGCTACTTCTTCGTTCTTATTACGTTTGTGTAGCATAGGCTTTGGAACTTTAGGTTTATCCCAAGTTCTTAAATTAGTAGATACTGCATCGTAAACTGCTTCAATCATATCGGCTTTTTTATTTTTAGCCTTTTCTAATTGTTTTAACAGCTTGACATTATCAGCTTTTAGTTCAACGATTTTTTGTGATTCAGCTTCAGCAAATAACTTATCTAATTCTTTTTTATTCATTAGTTTCTGCTATATTCTGAAAGTGATTTCGCACTGCTGATTCACTTATTTTGATACCAAATTCATCTCTAAGTAACCTAGAAACGACATATGGTTTTAATTCACGTCCTGCTGCAACACGCTCTTCACAACCTTGCCAAAATGGTTTGGCTTCATCAGTGATGCGGTCAACTATTGCACTACGCTTTCCAGTTTCTGCTTCTTCAAGCAATTTATCTATATTCATATATTTCACTATAGTCATACTTATAATTTTAATCAAGTTTATAAATATGTTTGTTGGCAGCTCTGCCTTTGTCGCACGCTTTGCCTACGAAGGGTGAATACACAGCACCTGTTTCGCTAAACTTTGTCCCATCCTTCTGTCACGCTTTGCTCCCAAACGCCCCGCTTGCCAACATAATTTGTAATAGAACATCGGAAGCCTTTCAGGCATACGCACGCTTACACCTTACGCAGTCACAGCCGAGTAATCTATGCTAAATATTGTGTTGCTAAATTAAGGTGACTGCTTGGTGACGCTTTGCTGATGCCTATCCAGCTTCCTTTAATGAAAATAGGCGTAGTGGTGTTAACTATAGGATTATTGTTGACATGACTGGACACCCTTGTTCGTAATTCTCTTACGACTCTATTCCACTACAGAACATAGCTTGACTTATGGAAAGGATTACATAAGCACTATTGCTAGTTACTATGCTTCCCAAACTATACCATATTTAATTTAATAGCATGTTCCTTTACTTCATTTATATTTTTTAAATTAATAATCTTATGTTTTGTAACTATATTTAAACAATCACGAATAAGATTAGCACCAGACGCATTACTACCAGCTTTACCAAATACATACATATCTGATACCCATATTCTTCTAGGTGGCATTGTAGCAAGCCATTCTAGTGCTGGACCGTCTACTACGTTACCACCACCAGAATATTTATTAAGATAACTTTCATCTACACGCATACCACCTTTAGCTATAATACGTAAATCACCAGTTTGACTACGACCATTGTACATAGCAATTGTCACTGCTGGTAATAATGTCATAATTTCTAATATATCTTCACCATTAAAATGCATTGAACCTGATGCATCTATTAGAATTGTGCCACCTAATACATTTTGTTTTTGTTTGAATATTTTCTTATCAATACAATAACGATTAATGTATTTAGGATTATAACCATAATCAGATGGTCTGTAATTTCTAGCACCTTTAAGACGACTTTGTAAATTAACAGTCATTGGTGGATTATGTATTTCCATATCCCCCCACATACCTGTACCTTGACTTGTGTGATAATCTATAAGTTTTTCTGATAACTCTCGGCGCATACGTTTTTCTAAATCGCCTGCATCACCAGAACCAATTTCATCACCATCTTCGCTTTCATTTTCACCTGATTGACTACCAGCACTAGGTTGTGGTTTAGGTGCTAATATTTCATCAGCTTTAGGTTTGTCAAGAAATGTGTTTAGTATTATTGACAATTCTTGCGCTAGCTTTTGTACTTTTCTGTATGATACTTTTGTTTGTGCAGTACCTCTACTACGTATCAATCTATCAGCAAATGTATGAACTGTATTTAAAACAAATTGCAATTCATTTTGTCTAAT